TGTCCGTTAAACTCAGGCTACCTCAAAGGTCTTGTCCAGCTCAGTAGTGCCACCAACAGCGATTCTGAAACGCTGGCGGCAACGCCAAAGGCGGTAAAGGCAGCATATGACCTTGCTAATGGCAAATACACCGCACAGGATGCAACAACAGCACAAAAAGGGATAGTCCAGCTTACTAGTGCAACCAACAGCACGTCTGAAACGCTTGCCGCGACTCCGAAAGCGGTGAAAGCTGCTAATGACAATGCAAACGGGCGTGTGCCCTCTGGACGTAAGGTTAATGGCAAACCACTGACCAATGATGTCAATGTTACATCACAGGATATTTTTAACGATCAGAGTATTGAGATTGGTGCAAACCAGAATCTGGATAATTACAAAACGCCGGGGCTGTACCATCAGCCTGCGAATGCCAATACAAGTGCAGCGCTGAAATACCCAGAGAATCTTGCCGGTACACTGGTTGTGCTTAAAAGTGCCGGGATAACACAGATTTACTATGTGTATAACACATCCAGAAGCTATACCCGCAGCCAGTACTCAACGGGTGACTGGACAGCATGGACGCCGCAGGATTCATTTCCTGTAGGTGCGGCGATTCCGTGGCCTTCTGATTCAGTGCCTACAGGCTATGCCGTTATGCAGGGGCAGACTTTTGATAAAACAACCTATCCCCTGCTTGCAGCAGCTTATCCCTCTGGTGTACTCCCCGATATGCGTGGCTGGACAATCAAGGGCAAGCCCGCAAGTGGTCGAGCCGTATTGTCTCAGGAACAGGATGGCATTAAATCGCACACCCACAGTGCCAGCGCATCCAGTACGGATTTGGGTACGAAAACCACATCGTCGTTTGATTACGGTACTAAATCAACGAATAACACAGGTGCACATACCCACAATTGTATCTGGTACTGCAAATAGTGCTGGCGCACATACTCATACCGTTCCATTAAGGAGACCAAACAGTGGAGGTATGAATTTCGACTGGCTTGATGGTGCATCAAGTGGCACGGTCGTGGGGAATGGAACAGTGCCTTCTTCTGGTGCACACACCCACTCAGTATCAGGCACTGCTGCAAGTGCAGGGGCGCATGCACATACAGTTGGTATTGGCGCTCATACGCACTCTGTTGCGATTGGTTCACATGGACATACCATCACCGTTAACGCTGCTGGTAACGCGGAAAACACCGTTAAAAACATCGCATTTAATTATATTGTGAGGCTTGCATAATGGCATTCAGAATGAGTGAACAATCACGTACTGTAAAAATTTATAACCTGCTGGCCGGAACTAATGAGTTTATTGGTGAAGGTGACGCATATATTCCACCTCATACAGGGCTGCCAGCTAATTCTACAGATATCGCCCCACCGGAAATTCCTGCTGGCTTTGTGGCAGTTTTTAACAGTGAAAATGAATCGTGGAATATTGTTGAAGACCATCGTGGTAAAACGGTCTATGACGTGGCCTCGGGGGACGCGTTGTTTATTTCTGAACCCGGACCGCTACCAGAGAATGTCACCTGGTTGTCGCCAGCAGGGGAGTATCAGAAGTGGGACGGCGTATCCTGGGTGAAGGATGAGGAAGCAGAAAAACTGTTTCGGATACGGGAAGCGGAAGAGAAAAAGGCAAGGTTGATCCAGGAGGCAACAGATAACATCGCAATTCTGCAGGATGCAGTTAATCTTGAAATAGCAACAAACGAGGAAAATTCACAACTGGATTCCTGGAGAAAATACAGAGTATTAGTGAGTCGAATTGACACCAGTACAGCTCCGGATATCGTATGGCCAGAGCTGATGAATCAGGGTTATGTGCGGGAGGACGAGCAGATAACTTCAGACTGAAATTTAGTGATGAATGTTGAATCATCAGGAATATCATGCAATACCAATGCATGAGCACCTATTGTGACATTGTTTCCTATACGCACTTTGCCACCAAGAATGGTGGCATTACAACCAATGGTCACATTATGTCCTATAACAATATCCATATCATTAAAATCACCACGTAGCCCAATAGTTACCCCTGGTTTTATTGAACAATTTTCACCGATGGTTACTTTGTGACCGATAACAACACTATTGAGATAAGAAATATCAAAGCCTTTCCCTATATTTACAGTTAAAGGGACTGTTACATTATATTTATCAAGAATGAAACGTTCTATTTTCCCCGCAATCTTCCGACAGTATCCGCCTTTATCAAAAAGGTATTTGGCTATGCGCCACCAAAATAAATAACGAACTCTTCTATGTTTTATTGCGCGAACAATTGCCTTTCGCCAGGAGAAAGGACGCTCGCTACCGATTACTTCATAGTGAATACAGTCTTTAAGTTCATTAATATTCATATCTCTATTATTTAGCATAAGATAATCATGTGACCAATTATTGTAATAATTTTAATGGTATGTTTCTACTGGCTATCCAGCGCGTCTGATATCCGGTAACAAATCGTTAACACTGGTGCAATCAAATGGTGAGTGTTAAGACTGGCCACTTATTACCAGGTATGAGGGTATGAGTGGCCAGCATTAAATCAGAACAGCCCTTTAACTGAACTGGCCGCGCTGTTAAGGGATGATGTCACTTTATCTTTGAAGCCGGACAGCATATCGCTGAACGATGAGGATTGCAGGCGCTCCCGCAAATCCTCATCACAGCGTTCAAGGGTCAGTGAAAATTCTATCTTTTTCGCCTTACCGTAGCGATCAAACTCGGAACGGGTCGTATTCGTTCCGGTCAGGACATACATGCCGTAAGCCATCAATCAAAGGCCAGGGTCGTCCTGTATACGCCTGCGTGGTCAGCAGCGACAGCGACACTTCGCCACCTGTAATTTCAGGATAAAGCACACCAGAAAGAACGATGCGATCATCACCTGCACCGATATACTGCCAGCTTGCTGAACGGTTAACGCGCTCATTTTTCACATGCCGCCAGCTTTTGTTTTGCTGTAACTGCTGATGCGGCAGCGTGCGCAGCTCAAAAACAAACATGCCGTAGATCATCATCATGGCCATGACTCCTCAATCTTTATCGTAAAAACTGCCACGCCCGGCACGGGCGCGCCGTTCCATTTCTGCCCTGACCATTTCACCGACCAGTTTCGCCAGTTCGCGGGGATTCTGTGTAACAACGTTATGCAGATGAACATGAATTTCACCGCCAAATCCGGAGGCAACAGGCTCACGGTTACGGGAAGTTGCAGGAACTGATGCCACTGGCGATCGTATGGCCTCCGCCACCGGGCGGGAGCTGGCCGCAACAACAGGGACCAGCGCCGGAGGCAGCGGAGCCGGAACCACGGGTGTGATATTAATTGCGGGGGCAGGCTTACTGACCTGCGCAATCTTCCGCTCCTGCCACTCCCCACGAACAGCAAGTGCGCGGGGCAGGTTCTTAAAGACAATATCGCCGGGGCCAATGCGTTTTTTCGTCACATCAACCAGCCTACCTGTGTTATCAGCAATTTTGCTGAGTCTGCGTAGCGTACCGGTATTGCTGTCTGTGAGCGGTTTGTTGTCTTTGGGGTTATCACCTCCGGTGCCATTGCCATTTTCCACAGGCTTCGGCGGATTGATTTTCGCCAGGTCCCCCTGAAGCAAGGCAACCTTGTCCTGAAGAATGGCCGCACGCTGTGCGTCTTCGATTTTCTTTCTCGCCCTTTCCGCTTCATCCGGAAGAACACCGAGTTTTTCAAGTATCCACGCCAGCGTATCCAGCAACATTTTTGCAGGCGTCAGAACAAGCTGTAACGCGCCACCAAGAACGTTACCGAATATCTCGCCAGCACTGGTACATTTATCCAGCGTTTCCTTGCTGGACTCCATCGGTGACAGCAGCGATTTAAACCAGTTAAACACCTGGCTGATCCCGCTTCCGATTGCGTCAAAAACAGGGCCAAACCGTTCAAAGGTTTCACGCAACGGGTTCAGCCTTTCCATAATCCCGCTGAACACCCCGGCAAAAAATGCCCTGATGGGATCCCAGTATTTCCAGATAAGAACGGCAGCTCCGGCAAGCGCAGCCACGATAAGACCAACCGGACTGAACAGCGCCCCGATAGCGCCTCCCAGCAAAGAAACGGAACCCGTCAGCATTCCCCACAGCGCAGGCAACACCCTGACGACATTCATTGACCGGGTAAGAATGTCAAAACCAAGACGCAGGGTGGCCAGCTTTCCGTAAAGCACCCCAATAACCAGCGACAACGAGCCAATCGTTGCAGTCATTGCCAGCAACGCACCGCCTGCTATCAGTAGCTGGCGTGTCAGTACCGGATGGGCCTGCGCCAGCGAGGTGATTTTTTCAAGCACCCGCGTGAGCCACTGCGTGACAGAACGCAGCGGACCGTCAACCAGATCACTGATGCGAATACGAAGACCTTCCCATGCGCTGTCGAGATTTTTCAGGTCCCCATCAAGATTATCGGCCATTACTTTTGCAACGCGATCGGCCTCTCCCCTTGCCCCCTGCAATTCTCTGGTCAGTTTTTGCAGCTCTCCTGAACCAGCCGCCGCAACAAGCGTCTGCAAACCAACGAACGCCTCTTCTCCGGCGATGTCCTTGAAGAAGGAGACCTGGTCCACCTGTCCGTATTTTTGTGTCGCCTTATAGAGATCAAGCAGCACATCCTCCATCGGGCGTATTTTGCCTCTGGCGTCAGCAACTGACACCCCCAGCTCTTTCAGTGCATCAGCCGCAGCTTTAGGCGGTGATGCAAGGCGGGACAGACTTGCGCGCATGGCCGTGCCAGCATCGCTTCCGCGAAGACCATTATTGGCAAGCATCCCGGCCATGGCCGCCGCTTCTTCAAGACTGATACCAAGTTTTGCGGCAACCGGACCGGTATACTTCATGGTTTCGCCCAGCGCGCGTAAATCAGTATTGGTCCGGGTAAATGCTGCTGTCAGCGTATCGCCCACCCGGTCCATTTGATCGGCTGTCAGGTTGAACTGTGTGAGGATATTGGAGCCTATATCCGCCGTCTCGCCGAGTTCGACGCCACCTGCCAGCGCCATATTAAGAACACCGGGCAATGCGGCCTGAATGGCCTGCGGAGTAAAACCAGCCATTGCCAGAAAGCTCTGCCCACTGGCGACATCACTCGCAGTAAACTGTGTTTCAGAGCCAAGTTTTAACGCCTGCTCACGCAGCGCCTTAAACTGCGGGCTGTTTTTGTCGATTCGCGTCAGTGCCTGAACGCGGGACATCTCTTTGCCGAACCCGATCGCAGGCTGCAAAAAACGCCCGGCAGCATAGCCGCCCGCCGCTGCCGCACCAATTGCCAGCGCACCACCTGTTTTCAGTTTTCCCGCGGTTTCCTGCGCGCGCGAATACCGCTCACGCGCCCGCGTTACACGCGCAAGCGCCTGCCGTTCGCGTTCAAGCTGGTTGTTGTACTGTTCGGTGCGTCTGATGGCCTGCTGGATGGTGTTATCGCTGCCTGTCAGGGAAATGCCGTGGCGTTTCAGCTCTCCGCCAAGCTCCCGCATTTTCTGAATTTCCCGTGTGCGCGATTCATTCAGGCGTTCAAGCCGGGTGCTTAACTGCTGCATCAGCTTTTGTTGTTTTTCGCTGAGCACTGTACCCGTGCGTTGTAACTGATTAAGGGCGTTAAGCTGGCGTCGTGCTTTCACGATACCCGCATCCGCTTTACTGACAGCGTCGCGGGCGCGCTCAAATGATCGCGCCTGACGCTCGAGATTTTTGATCGCCCCCTGCGTTCGCTGGATGGAGTCACCAAACTGCCCCATCAGGCGGCGGGCGTTTTCGGCAGGCCGGGTCAGCCTGTCAACGGCGCTGAAAGCGACCCGGATATCAAGAGTCTTCATTGTCTGCATTCCCGCTGCGAAGTGCCGCCCGCTCACGCCAGCTAACCACTTCGCCGGGCGTCATCATGAAGATTTCGGCGGGCGACCAGTTAAAAATGGCGGCAATATCCGCCACAAAGTCTTCTATGTGCTCAAAGCACACAACCGTGTTCAGGCTTCCGTCGCCTGTTCGTTCTTCCCGCCAGAGTCCGCACCGCTCAAAAAATTTACGGCAACCACACATAACTGAATAAAATCACGGGATGCCATTTTTTTGATCGTCACTTCATCCAGTCGCGGTGATGTCACGCGTGACAGCAGCGTAAACATGGATTCCGCTTTCAGATTCAGCACATCAGACAGCGACAAATCTCGCAGAGATCCAGCCTGCTCAATAGCCCCGGTGATCTCCACATACGTGATTTTTTCGCCGCCTCGCTCAATTGGTTGGGTAAGTTTTACGCCACGCTCACTGGTTTCTTTCACAGTGTCAGCAACGACCGTGTTTTCGGTATCGATGTTTTTCGTCTCTTTCATCAGGAAACTCCTTTCAGTCAGAGGCGACGCACTGCGCCGCCTGCATATTACTTATCAGCCAAGCCCGAGCGCGGAACGGATGCGATCGGGCACAATGTCCTTGCCGTCCTTCCGGTAAATGAAGTTCAGCAGGTCAATCTCCCACAACGGGCGATCGTTAACACTCAGCTTGTAGTAGGTGTTTTTAATGGCGTAAGTGTGTGATGTGGCTTCGCCCTGTTTGGCTTCCCCCATATCAATTTCCGTCACACGTCCGCGCATTTCGACTTCATACAGGTCGCTTTCTGCATCGGTGTAGTATTCACCCGCAAAACGCAGCAGCGTGCCGTCAATCGTGCCGCCATACTTAAGGAACAGCTCACGAACTGCGCCCCCCATGACAAAGCTCGCATCAAGCGCGGAGTCGTCCAGACCGAGATCAATACTTACCGCACCCATCATGCCACCACCCCGGTAGCTGTCGGTTTTGCGCGTCAGCTTAGGCAGAGTGACGGACGTCACCTTACCCACTTCGTTTTCACCATCCACAAACAGCGTAAAAAAGCGAAGATGTTTTGGTACAGCCATCAGGCACCTCCCAGCACCGCAAATGCGGGACCAAAGAATTCATCAGTAAACGACTGGTAAAGCTCCATGTCTTCCAACGGGGGAACAGGCGTATATTTGTAGCGAATACGCACGCGCCCCTGACGTAAATTCGTGGTGCTGTTATCCACGATGTCATACCAGCACTCCGCGCCAATCAGTTTCCCGGCAGTAACCAGTGAATCCAGTTTTGCCCTGATGGCACTGATAACATCTTTCACGTTCGCAGGCGTCAGTGGACTGTCGATGGTTTCAAACTGCGCTTCCGCAATTGAATCAGCCAGCACCTGTGCGGTTCGGGTATACACCTCAAAGATGTAGGCGTTCGTTTCCGGTGTGCGGTTGCCCCAGAAGCGGAACCCGTTGCGACGAATAATGGTCGTGATTTCTTTGTTGTTGAGGCTGTTGGCATCACTGTCTTCGGCCTGCAACGACCAAAACACATGCCTGGACATCCCCAGCACATTTTTAACCGGAACGTTGGACAGCGATTTGTGCCAGCCCTGCTCATGGTCAATGTACGCACGAAGGCCGCACGCATAGGCAGGCGCGGGGAACGTTTCGTTTTTGCCACTTTTCGGGTTGTAGGCGATGAAGTCCGGCCATAAGAGCATCACCTCACGCTCGTTGAATTTCTGGCGGTAGGTAATCGCCTCAGCCATCGTGTTGCAGCCGTGACATGAGGCATACACAAACGCGCGCAGTTTACCCGCAATCACGCACAGGGATTTTGTTACCGCCTCCGTGTCCAGCTCCGGCGCGGCCAGAATACGCGGACGGTATCCGATGCTTTCATCCTGCTCTGCAACAAGCAGCGCATACATCCCCGTATAGCTGCCGTCATCCTCAGAACCACCGATAACCAGTTGATCCTGCGTCTTTCCGTCTTCTTCTTTGTGTTCAGCCACGCGAACGACGATCACCTTTGTGCTCACCTGGTCTGCGATGGCCTTAAGCGCACGATAAAGCGTCCCCGTTGTTCCGCATTTTCCCAGCACGTCATTGACGCGGGTCAGCAGTGTGGGCTTGTTCAGCGGGAACAGCTCCGCATCCGCATCATCCGCCGTTGCCACGATACCGATAACACTGGAATCAACATCATTAATCGCTGTTACCAGGTCGGTACTTTCCGTAACACGGGCACCATGAAAACGAGTTTCACTCATAGCTTCAGCCCCTTGTATCCGTTAAATGATTCAGCAACAATCATCACCCACCACGCGCGTAATCTCCCCCCTGCGCTATTCTCCCGCCACGGCGACAACAAAAAGCAGTAACCCACTCCGCACGCACATGCGACCATGCCGCACAGGGAGGGAACAGATGACCGACACCACCATGCAATTGCTCAGTCAGGGCACAGACCCCGTGAAAATGCCGGATTTTGATATTCTCGCGGAGGGTAAAACGCTGTCCGGCGTGGCAGAGCGCCTGATGAGCCTGTCGCTGACCGACAACCGGGGATTTGAGGCGGACCAGCTCACCATCACGCTGGATGATGCCGATGGCCAGTTGCAGCTACCGCCACGGGGCGCGCGTCTGACGGTTCTCATTGGCTGGAAAGGGGAACCGCTGACAGAAAAAGGCACTTACATTGTTGATGAAATCGCTCACGAAGGACCGCCGGACAGGCTGACTGTTTCAGCCAGAAGCGCAGATTTTCGGGATGAATTTAACGTTAAACGTGAGGTGTCCTGGCATGATGTGACCGTTGAGCGTGTGGTATCCGCCATCGCTCATCGGTACGGTCTGAAACCGCAAATCAGCGAAATGCTGATGGATATCGAAATCGACCACGCCGACCAGACCGAAGAAAGCGACATGTCCTTTCTTACGCGCATGGCGGAAATGCTGGGCGCAATCACCACGGTAAAAAGCGGTAATCTGTTATTCATTATGCCAGGCGGTGGCGTGAACGCACAGGGCCAGCCGTTGCCATCGTTCGCCATCACGCGCAGCAGTGGCGATCGCCATCAGTTCCGCATTGCTGACCGCGAAGCGTATACGGGGGTACGCGCTTACTGGCTTGATCTTAATTACGGGAAAAAGAAAAAAGTCAGCGTGAAACGCCGCAAACCGCCAAAACCCAAAAAGGAGAAAAGCAGCAGCCGTGAAGGTGATTATATGGAAGGTGCGGAAGGCAATGTGTTTGTGTTACGCAAGACTTATCAGAACGAGCAGGCAGCAAGACGCGCAGCGGCGGCAAAGTGGCAGCAGCTACAACGCGGAGCCGCATCATTCTCCATCACACTGGCACGTGGACGCGCAGAACTCTACCCCGAAATGCATGGCACGGTAACAGGATTTAAAAGCGAGATTGATAATCAGGACTGGATTATTGCAAAAGCCGAGCACACCATTGATAACAGTGGCTTTACCACACAGCTTGAGCTTGAGGCAAAAATCCCGGAATGGATAGCGGAAACAGAGTGAGGAACTTAGAATAGCGACAGCACCACGTTAAGGGAGGTCGCTATGTTCCGTTGTCCGCTTTGTGGCGCATCTGCCCGTATCCGCACCAGTCGTCCGGAAAATGATTCAAACACCGTGCGGCAAAAGTATTACCAGTGTAACAATCTGGAATGCGGCGTATGCTTCTCAACACTGGAAGCTTTCCATAAATTCACATCAAAACACGCCTCCGGCGTTCACTCTTCAGAAGGTATCCCGTGGCATGAGCTGCCAGCTTCACACAGGGGAAACAATCAGATGAGTTTGCCTTTATCTCAGAATTAACAGGCAGAATTGCCGGAGTAACAAAAAAGCGATAGATTACGCGCGGGTGCCTTTCGGCTGATGGTCGGAGGGAATACCCGAAGGCCAGATGTGGAAAGGCCCCGGAAAACATTTCTGTTTAACCGAGGCCCTAACCGTCTAACCTTAGCAAGTGATAGGTTAGCGCCTCTCCAACAAAGGAGCAAGCGCTATGTCGCAAAAATCGCTTACGGCCATCACGTTCTGCGTGACGGTAATCCTCATCATCTGGATGCTGCACGGTTCGCTGTGTGAAATACGGATGAGCTTCTGGGGAGCGGAGTTTGCGGCGTTCTTACAGTGTAAGCAGTAAGGAAACCGCGACGGGGAGGCAACTCCCCGTCAATCGGTTGCTAGGGTAAGGCCGATAAGGCACCCTATCTCATAGGCATGAATAACAACCCCGCAGCGTAAAAACTGCGGGGTTTCTTTTTGGAACTCTCACTAGCTAGTGAGGCGTTAACTGCACATAATGCTCGCACAACAAATCAGTTAAAAGAGATTACTCAGCATTCTCCTGCTTCCATTGCCGGATCATTTCATCGGTAACATCACTTTCATAACATACCACGTCATACCCTCCAGTACGGCTATATGCACTGCGTCCACCACATCTACTACCATTCCTTGCATGATTATACGGACACGCACAATTGCCTGGATAAGATTCAATGGATTCTTTAATTATTTCTTTCTTGATCTGAGCATCTGACTTTCCTGTTGCTGCATACCCACTAAAAGATACCAAACAAAGGCAGATTGCCATTAATAAACCACATCGCATACCGATACACTCTATTACTAACCAATCATAGCCCACATCATAAAATCGAGATGAGGAGTACAACACCTTTAACAAGAAGGTGCCATCACGATAATATGCCGTGCAATTCATCAAAAAAAAGATCTATATCAAAGAGATAGAGTTATTATCAGTGCTGCAGACATCAGCATTCGAGGCAGCAGAAAGACAGTAAATCTAACGAATTTGTCTTTTTCTCAGGATGTTGTCAGATTAAAAAAGATAGAGTAGCGCAGACACCTTTTGGTGGATGGTAGGAGGAAAAATGAAGTTGAGTGGGAAGATCCCAGAAAAAACTTTGGTTTAACCAAGGCCCTAGTTCAATATGCGAAATGCAGATGAGTTGCAAGAGAGTTTTGCTTCACCCTTAGAGTTTAAACAGACGTGTACTATTATTATTTCTGCATATCGCCACACCATCGCCACTTTACCGCCATTTAACAAAATACAAATACAAAAAAACCACCCGAAGGTGGTTTCACGACACTGCTTATTGCTTTGATTTTATTCTTATCTTTCCCATGGTACCCGGAGCGGGACTTGAACCCGCACAGCGCGAACGCCGAGGGATTTTAAATCCCTTGTGTCTACCGATTCCACCATCCGGGCTCGGGAAGAAAGTGGAGGCGCGTTCCGGAGTCGAACCGGACTAGACGGATTTGCAATCCGCTACATAACCGCTTTGTTAACGCGCCAAATTCTTCAGGCCTTTCAGCCAGACATCCGCTTGAGGCCGATGTCTTTTAAACTGGAGCGGGAAACGAGACTCGAACTCGCGACCCCGACCTTGGCAAGGTCGTGCTCTACCAACTGAGCTATTCCCGCATTCATCAAGCAATCAGTTAATCACTTGATTTTATTATCGTCTGGCAATCAGTGCCGCCGTTCGATGCGTTGCATTCTACTTACCTGGCGCGATGAGTCAACGATATTTTTCACCACTTTTGATCGTTTGCTGAAAATTGCGCCGAAACGATCACTGATCAAGCAAATCTGCACGCGCAGCGCTCAAATATTGCAACATTGACCACAGAGTCAGTACCGCAGCCACAAAGAAAAGTGCAATACCGGCGTACTCAACCCAAATGTTCGGACGCCACAGCAGCCAGGCCAACGCCACCATCTGGGCAGTGGTTTTCACTTTCCCAATCCAGGAGACAGCCACGCTACTGCGTTTACCCAACTCCGCCATCCATTCGCGTAGCGCAGAAATAATAATTTCACGGGCGATCATCGTTGCCGCCGGTAGGGTCACCCACCAGCTGTGATAATGCTCGGTTACCAGCACCATGGCGATAGCCACGAGAACTTTATCTGCTACAGGGTCAAGGAAAGCACCAAACCGGGTACTCTGGTTCCAGCGGCGTGCCAGAAAACCATCGAACCAGTCAGTCACCGCCGCGACGCAGAAAATGAGCGCGGCGGCAAACGGCGACCAGGTGACAGGCAGATAAAAGACCAATACAAAGAATGGGATAAGGATGACACGGAACAGTGTAAGCAACGTAGGGATATTAAATTGCAT